GAGTTTTCATAGCTTTAAAACAGGCAACATTTATAAAGACCATCTTTCGTGCATAGCCAAATATTTCATCTACAACCCACGGTAAATCATCTTCAGCTACATGCTCAAGAACATCTGTGCAAACTACAGCATCTTTTTTTTGCCCCGGTCTTCTGCTATATTTCTCATAGGCTGGATCATACAAATATACATCACCATCTTCTATATTCCAGTATTCAGGAAGAGGACAATCAATCTCATTGGTTATTGTTTTGTAGTCTTCTCCATATAGGATACCTTTGCCACAGCCATAGTCTATTATAGACTTACAATTATTAGCTTCTAAATATGCTTTAATAAGATCAACAAACTTTAAAAGACTACGACCATTAAACATACCCTCTCCTTGAGCATGTTTCTCTTCATACATTTTTATTAGTTTACCAAAATCATCAGAGGGATTAACTCTGCTGTTAATACTTTCTATATTAATATTAGTCATCGTAATACCCTTCAAACTGTGGTCGTTTTTCTTGTGATACTTTAATATCCCACAAGTCAGCAACCATAGTATCTTTACCATGATAAGATAACACACCCTCTAAACCGGGGTCATTAAATACTTTTTCACAGTCCTGTGCCATAGCAAGCAACTCACCTGTAGTCCAGTATGTATTTTCTTTTACATTGACCTGTATGTACTTTGGCTTGGGAACCTCTCCACCCTCAGTATCACCAGTAGTTTCTGTTTTTTCTTCATCAGTAGGCTCATCTCTGCAACAGTCAAAGCCAAAGAGATGTATATCTCTAAAGCCCATAGTATGCAGCATACCAATACCACGCATAGCAGCGCATGTACCACCAGTAATAAGTGTTGCTCCCTGCGGTATACCAAGTTCTTCACTTAGTTTAACCTGCTGGTTCTCAATAGCTTTGCCTTGTTCATCCTCCTCACGTAGTGAATCAGTAAAAGCATGCCAGCCCCATATAGTTGCATCACGTTCTATTAGATGCTCTGTAACAGAGGGGTCTGTCATAGATGCAACAAAAAACTTTATATCAGGATCAAAGTCTTTAAACAAATCTTTGCGTGTAATATTGTGTGTGCTTTTACCTGTAATAGGTCTGGGATCAAGAACAATACAACCCCAAGGAGTGATACCATTCTTAACAAGCCCCGGCAATGCGTGTTTAACTGTAAGTATTTTTGTTTTTGGATTTTGAAATAGGAATTGTTTTAAATTTTCATAATCAAGATAAGGACCAGCAGATATGATAGCTGCCTTATTTTTATGTGCAGGATGTTTTTCTACCCATCTATCTTTACCAATATGTTTTAAATTTGTTTTAATATTATTGCGTATATATTCTTTTGGTACTGAATCTCTGGGATGTACAACAATAGGAACTTGTTTTAGTTCGGCTGGAATATCTTCTAGCTTTTTATCATGAAGGAAGACAACAAGGTGTGTGCGACCACCATCAACAACTCTGTCATCAGAAGGTAGAATATGCTTACGCACCACAGACTTCTCATCAAAAGATGTCCATCCATCTTCTGTTGTCTTCTCTTCATTAATCTTTTTAGTAGCAATAGAATCAAAAAGTTTTTTCATACCCTGATATTTATCATCAGGTATTTTATCATCATCGTCTTTGGTAAAGAAGTGATCGCCCATAACAACAGGAACAGTTTTAAGAATATCATATTCATGCTTTACAGTTTCAATACTGTTACCACTACCTATTAATGCAAAGTCTACTTCATCTATGTAAATAGAAAGCAAGGTATCTCTAACATTACCTTTGTGAAGTTCATAAGTAAATTGTTTGCCTTTTTCTTTTTGTATATAATCAGAAAACTCATCAAATCTTTTTATTACAGCATTTTTTGTATTATGTGGTTTTGCATTAAACTCTTCTTTATCTGTTTCTACAGTAGCATCTTCAAACAAATCATAACCAATATAATGAACTGTATCAGTCCTATCAAAAGCAGCAAGAGCCATTTCAATAGCACGACCACCATTCCATGTTCCTGTTTCTAAAATAGTACTAGGTTTATAAAAACGAATGGTATCAGCAAGCTGTTTATATCTACCGGGAAGAATATCAGGGGTAGTTTCTGTATCTGATAGTTCAATTACTCGTTTGCCAGAACTATCTCTAACATTTATAGAAGTTTTATCATTGATGTTTATTACTAAGTTTTCTATACCAGCAAACTCATGAACATTCATGCCATGTGCTGTATAAATAGTAACAAGCCTACTAAGAATAAATGCAGAGGACCATTCACGGTAGTTGGTAAACTCACCTGACATATAAGAGCCACGCCAATCACCCATAATATCTACAGCAGTTTGGCGCTGAAGATTAAATGCCATGATATATGATGTTTCAGGTGTATAAATAAAATCTGCATTATGTGCAGGATTGGGAAAATAATAATCAAGAGTAGAAGATCTAATATCTTTAACCGTAGCACACATAGGATCAACCCAGACTAGCCAACCATCTGCGTTGTTAAACCCACACTCTGTAATAGCAAAAACATCTGGCGCTGCCGACAATGCATCAAGCAATTCAGTGTACTGTACTACACCATTTTCAGTACCGTTATGGTCCTGATTTTCTTTTACAAAAGTATTGTATTCTTCAATATCTTCTAGCTTGTGATAGTGAATATTTTTGGCTTCAGGCAGAGAGTAGTTGCTAATATCAAGATTATAATAGTAGCAATGAAACTCTATATTAGGTTGCCAGTTTTCTTTAAACTCATTAAGGAGTTTGAAGCCATTCTTTTTTAGCTTCTTCTCGTCAAAGCATGTTACAATTTTATACGTCATAGGGTTTGATAATTCCTTTTCCGGCAAGATAGGTATAATCTCCATTCCACTCAGAGGCATATCTTCCGTCAATCTCTCTTGCACATTTCCATTCTCTAAACCACGGTCCTCCTGTAGTGAAGTGTACATTCTTTGCTTCTATCTCCTCTGGTGAGTGGCCGTCAAGCCAGTTCCATTCTTGATGTATGCTACCAATATCACCCTCTTTATCGGGCAACCATTGGAAGCCATGCAGCCATGAGCCTGTCTGCGTATTAACCTCAAGCGGCGTTAGTCTCTTATTAAGTTCATGACCACAGTTCCAAAGAATAAGACTTGACCAGTTCTTACGGCGATATGTTTCCTGCTTGCGTCCATCCATTTTATATTCTTCGGTGGGTTCGTACTGATGTTTAACACAATACAATGGATAATAATCTATGTTGTATTCTTCAAACAAACCATTGATGTCTGTGCGAAGATACATATCGCAGTCCATATACAAGGCCCATCCCTGATACATATTTAAAGCGGGGACAAGAAAACGTGTAAAGCTAAAGTCTGTAGAGAAGGGCTTGCCATCTATGTCATCAATCATCTGCCCATCTTTAACAGTATGCTTACGATTATACAGCCCCATACGCTCTACAACATCTTTGCGAATTGGTTTAACATCTACATTTTCAACAGCAATACGTTCGATGGTAAACTTTAGTACTTCATAAGCTACATCTTCTCTAGGATCATAGCCAATGTAAACTGTGTTAGGTGCTTTTCTCATAAAATCTCCTATATAAAATGGGGGAGTAAACGCTACGCACTCCCCCAAATTTAGTTACAGGTTATAAATTTTTTCTTTTTTATTTTCAGGAACTATCTTTTCAAGTTTAATGGTAAGAAGTCCATCTTTAAAAGAAACATTGTCTACAACCACATCTTCGGCAAGAGTAAAAGACTTTGTAAAAGGTCGCTTTGCTATACCTTTATGTACTATTTTTTCATCATCTTCTTCTTCAGCTTTCTTGCCGCTGATAGTTAGCTTACTGTATTCTGTTTTTACTTCTAGTTCTTCTTTGGTAAATCCAGCAGTAGCTAATTCAATTGTATACTTTCCATTACCATCTTCTACTAAATTATGAGGTGGGTAGGCGTTATAAAGATAACCACCTACTTGATTTTTCATCTTTAGCATATCTCTAAAAAGTTGTTCATGTCCCACAGTCCAAGAACAAAACTTGGAAAAGAAGGGATCATCACTCACTGTCATATACGCATTCATATCATTTCTCCTTATAGCAAGTTGATATTGTGTGACCCATTATTGGCATCACATACATATTATAAGCATTACTATTTAAGTTGTCAAGAGTTTTTTTATACCCCACAAGAACCACCATGTCCAGTGATATCACAGATGTCATGCGTTTCTAACCCTTCTTCAAACTCTTCACCAAGTTTTTCTACAGCTTCAGAATACGGCACCGAAGAAAGAGGTTGTCCTCCCCTACATCCGTCAGGGTACACCGTGAAACCTCGCAACCTGTGAGCATAAGAAGCAAGAGTATTAGTAAACTCTTCAACTGTATCTTCATTGTTAAGCTTACTCCCCCACTTAGGCAGATTAATAGTGCTACTAATGGACATGTCAACATAGTCCTGTACGTCTGCCTGAAACTTCATGCGCCTCTTATAGTCCTCTGCAAGATCAAGAGCAGACTCAATCTTGTTAGGATCAATCCCATACAGGTCAATGATTTCTTGCGCTGCACTGTCTACTACGTATTGATAGTGCCAGCGATTGCCACCTTTGAGATACCTGCGCTTATAGGCAACTGCAAAGATAGGCTCAACACCTGTAGAGGTGCCAGCTAAAATCCCAATAGAACCTGTTGGAGCAATGGCTCGATTAGCAACAGGAGTACTACAGCTAAGAGTACGACTAAAGTTGGCACTAACGTGATCACTAACTCCTTTATATACTGACAACCACTTGTGAAGCCCTTCGGTAACTTCATACTTTTGTCCTCCCTTAATAAGCCATTCGTGCATACCCATCAGGCCAAGACCAAGCCTACGGTTCTTCTCTCTAGTTTTGTATACTTTATCATACGGCAGCTTGGCCCTAAGTGTGCCACACAAAAGAAACTTAGTAGCAAGTTCTACTACGTCTGCAAATTCTTTTAAATCATCAATGCGCCCCATATTAATAGAACCAAGATTACACACATCGCTATCATCTTCAGATGTAACCTCCGTGCAAGCGTTGCGTAATGTCTCATTTTCCTTCTCAAAGAAATTGAATGAGAAGCCGGGTTCGGCGGTGGATAATGCTTGTTGAACATTAGCCTTAAAAGTATTTCCAACATCTCCTGTCTTCCAGTAGTTAAGTAACCATTCAGTATCATAGTTCACGCTGATGTTTGTCATATCTAGCGGAGCATTAAAGTTAAAGTCTTGTTCTTTGACCTGACCAACGGTGAAACCTGTCTCACCTACGGGCATGTTATACCAGTTCTTGCTAGTAAGAAACTTTTCAACATCAGCATGTTTCCAATTAAGACTAGCATAGATGGCAGATCTACGACTACCACCCTGCATAACACGGCGACCAATCTCATTAATCATTTGCATTTTTGGTATAGGGCCAGAGGCAAGACCACCAGTACCGTTAAGTATACGCCCTTCTTCACGATAGATAGAGTAATCAATACCAATGCCACCGCCTGTCATTAGGCAGGACTCAGACTTCCAAGAAATGTCAGCCCAATCTTCTCTGGTATCTTCCTCTGCCCTGAGAAGATAACAGTTATTAAAGAACTTGTTATCACGTCCAGCATAATAAAGATAACGACCACCGGGAATAAATTTTAAATCGGTGATCATACGTTTTAATTCATCTTTATCGTCCTTTGGTAGATAGTCCTGACATACATCGTCCACTAGTGTAGATGCAAGTGCATCCCACGTTTCGCAACCATGATGTGCATATTTATGTTTAAAAATGTCTTCGCTAAACTTAGAACGAAACATTGGATTTTCATTTGATCTAAACTGTGGCATTTTATTCCCCCTCTCCATAATCTAATTCTAATATTAATTGTGCGTAGTGTATTACTTTTTCTATATCTTTACGGCCATCTCCTTTTTTCCTGTGTCTTGTAATATACTTAACAACATTGCCTTCAAAATAATCTAACTTATTTTTATGAATATATTCAACAGGTTGTATCAAACAATCTTTATAATGATCACCACCAACTTGTTTTTTTGAAGCTCTTTCTTCTTTTAATCTATCAAGATAATAATCATGAGTACGTTTATTCAAAGAATTTGATAATTCTTTTTTTGACATTTTTGTTTCCTTTTTGGTTTACAACAGAGTAAGCAAACTCACGAACAAACATAGGATCTAATCCCGCATTGTCGCAAATTTCTTCAAAGTCAATTGCTGTTTCTCCTGATGTTGTAAAGAACCATGCATGTGCATTACCTCTAGTAACTGAGACACTAGTATCAGTAACAGATGTATTAAGTTTTGTAAGATCCATTAAAGCTTGAAAAATGACTGACGTATATAATTTACGATATCTTTTTTCTAATGTGTCATCGCCCATGTTTTTCCTACTTTATAGTCACAGTCTAGTTTACATTTCATATTTAAAGTCCGTGTTGTTAAATCAATAGCTTCTTTTGTAATCGTACAAAAACGATTAACATCTTTATTTAATACTTCAAATTGATATTCATCATGTATGGATGCTACTAACCTTGCATCCAGACCAGACATGTTAATCTTTTTAATGATATGTATCAACCATTTTTTACAAACAATAGCTCCAGCACCTTGCAATAAGGTATTTAATGCAGCATGTTCGGATCTTATTTTTAAATATCTACCATCAAGACCCTTAACTTTACCACTCTCGGCTTCTTGTTGTATTCTTGTTCTCAATTCTTTAAGGTCTGGTAAATTATTTAAAAAAGTATTAACTAACTTTTGACCTTTTTCTGCATTGCCTCCCACAATCTTACCTATCTTAGCTGCTCCTGCTCCGTAAAGAAAAGCATAGATAAAAGTTTTTGCCTGATCTCTATCAGTAAGACCAGCCAACTTCATATTGGCTGTGTGTATGTCTCCATCCAAAACTTCTTCTATGTATTTTTTATTACCCATATAATGAGCAAGACATCTAAGTTCTAAACCAGAAGCATCTGTACCCACCAGTGAATATTTGTTGGGATCACTAACTGTCCATAGATCCCTGCATTCTTTTCCATATGGACTATAGACGGCAGGTACTTGAGCCATGTTAGGACTATGATGTGCCATTCTTCCTGTAATAGTTTTTAATGTAAGAACTTTACCTCGTACTCTTTCATCTTCTTCACATTCTTTTATCCATGATTTCAATAGTCCGGTTCTTTTTTGTAGTAAAAAAAACCTACTAAACATTTTAGCTTCTGGCATGTTAATTTCATTTAATATTTTTTCATTAACTATGACATTGCCTTTATCCGTGTACTGTTTTGGCTTCCATCCTTTTTGTTGAAGACGTTCTGCTATTTGTTTTCTGCTTGCTATATTAAAAGGTATGTACTTGACTTTAGTCTTTAACTGTACTTCGGTTGGGGGAAATATTTCTTGAGCTTTTTCCTCAAGCTTTCTTTCTTCCTGTTCTAATTGAGCCAGTAAAACTGTAGCTTCTCTTATTTTAAAAGCAAAACCATTTCGTTGTTGCTGATCTATTATAGTGCGTATGTTATGTTCAAGCCTTATAGATTTTTCTGAAAAGTCTTTGCCTTCTTTTTCTAATTGATGTGCAACTTTCCAAGTAAGTTCTACGTCACGGATACAATATTCCAGCATGTCTTTACTGTATGATTTAAACTCATTAAAGTCTCCTTTATTGTAGTTTAAACGATTACCCCATGCTTCCAAAGAATGACCGCCTTCTCGTATTGGATTGAATAGTTGTGATTCAATAAGTGTATCCCTTACTTGGCTAACTTTAATATCACAATTTAATATTCTATTAAGAATAGGGGCGTCAAACGACACCCCATTATGCATAATAAATTGATCTATTTTTTGTGACCACTTTGGAAAGTTTTCACATTCATCAAGTACCCATGTTTTTATTTCTCCTGTATCATAATCTTTTGAAACAATGCAATGTATCTTTGTTGCATTTAGTGAATCAGTTTCAATATCTATGATTGCTTTCATTACATATCTACTAGCTTGGCATCCTCTATATTAATATGGAAGTAATTTTCATTTCTTGTATTGGGACCATAGGCTTTTTTAATTTCACTTTCTGCAACAGTCTCTCCTGAAATATGCCACGCTTGTTTACAATCATTTCTAAACACAACAAATGTTAGTTTATCTTTTGGAAATTCTTTTTGCCAACGATCAATTAATTTTTTCTTTCTAAAAGGTATGCGTATATCTTTCCAATTTTCAGGCCACTTACCTTTCCAAGAATATTTTATTTCAACTTCATAAAAATATTCTCTTGGTTTAATTGTAGAAATATCATGATCAATCTTATTACATACTAAATCAAATGACATTGTTTCTTTATCATCTATGTTTACATATCCGTTTAAGTTTAACCATTTTATCATTGCTTTTTTAGCAGGAGGATCTGACTTATCGTATAAATCTTTATCAAAGGGTTTGATCATATTCGTCGTCCTCCATTTGGTCGGTACGTTCTATTTCAGACATTCTACCAGTTTCATTATCATAATGCAAGTAAGTAGCTATGCCTGTATCTCCAGTGTACCTGTTCTTCAATATGCGTAATACAGTTGTATTAGCTTCAATAGGATCATCAGCCTGTTGATTACGTTCCAAAGCTATCACTGAGTCAGATAGATGTGCAATAGCTGCTGAACCACGTAGATGTGAAAGAGATACTTCACGACCATCCTCATGGCCTCGATCACCCATTGGCCTTCTTAGATGGCTTACAAGCAATAAAGATATTCCTGTTTCCTCAACCAAAGATCTAAGCTTAGTCATTAATATGTCAATAGACTTACGCTCATCTCCATTGTCTTCCTGACCAGATACTAGGATAGATAAATGATCTAGTATTACCCACTTTGTATCCATAGCTTTAGCCATGAAACGAATACGATTAAGTATTTCATCGTTGCTGATACTACCAAAATGATCAAAGGCAAAGAAACGATTCGTACCTACAGTTTTATTACGCCAATCTCTGAGTTCATCTAAATTATATTGATCCCTAATTTCTTTAATATACAACCTAGCGTTAGCTTCAACAGACATTAAGTGAAATACAGTATTCTTAACACTCTCTTCCAAGGCAAAGAATCCAATATTATCTTTGGTATTTTTAAGAAGGTGGTGTGCAAGTTCACGAATGATACTTGATTTACCCATACCAGCACCAGATGTAAAACATACAAGCTCACCAGTTCGGATACCATATGTTTTCTTATTCAAACCTTCCCAAGGATAAGGACAAGTATCGCAGTAGTCGTCTTCAAAAAGTTCATCACCAAAAGAACCTAGATTAATAATACCAGCAGGGGTATAAGGCTCTGCGTTCCACCATGATTTAGTAAATCTTTCTCGCTGATTTAGTTTAAGATATTCATTAGGATCTTTAAGATCTAGATTAACAATGCGACATTTGTTAGGTTCAAATATCTTAGCTACATCTTGGGCTGCATCTTTTCCCTGCTTATCATTATCAAAACATATAACAATGTTTTCAAAACTATTAAGAAAATTAAAAGATTTCTTGCAGTTATTAGCCGCTGATTGTGCGCCATTCTTTACAGATACTACAGGCCATTTAGAACCAAGCAACTCATAGGCGCTCATGGCGTCCAGTTCACCCTCTACTATGGTAACATACTTTCCGCTTTTACCAAATAAATTTTCACCAAATAAAACAGCTTTAGATAAATCTCCTTCAACCCAGAAGTCTTTGTTTTCTGTTTTTCTAATTTTGGAAGCTACATGTTCACCACTTTCATTAAAGTATTTGTAGATGTGATGGCTCTGATCAGTACCACCATTATCATTTACATATGTATTATAAACTTTGGCTGAGTTTTCAGAAATCTTACGATCAGTTAAGGCTGCTAAATAACCTCCAGTTTTTAAAGAAGATGGTTTATGTGTTAGTACGGTATTCGTTTCCATATTAAAATCCTCGTTATTAGAAAAGCGTGTCTCACAAACAAAACAAAAAGAATGCCCATCGCTATGTTGGACATTCCCATCACTCGATCCACATTCAGGACATGGACCTCTCTTTAACCAGCCTTCGGCCATTACCATCTACCTTTGCTATATTGAAATATATCATTAGCGATATTACTTCGTTTTGCTTTTACCTCCCTTTCTATAGAAACTAAAGTTTCAATTTGATCTATTCTTTCCATATTATTAAAAGGTTCTTTAAAAGTAATTATCGGAGATTGTCGTCCTTTTCTTTTTTCTATTACAATTAAAATATCATTCATTTTCTTTGACTTTCTCTACAGAGTATTTAAAATCAGGATCAGATCCTAAATGATACCATAACATATAACGATAATCAAGAGCTTCTTTAGCTAATTTATAAGTTTTATGCTTCTCCATAACTTTTTTCTTATCGTTATGTTTTAATACAATATTCCAAATGCTATTCACGGGCAGCGCCCCCGCATGAAAAGGGGGCGTTGACCGTATTAATTATACTCATCAATATCATTTTGAATGTTCTGAATAAATTGATTTTGATCAGCCAACATATCTTGTAACTCTTCTTTGGCAAGTCGTCTTGAAGTTTTAGAATCATATCCTTCATTCTGATATTGAAGGGTAAGTTCTTTAAAAATTTGTTTTCTCTCTTTTTGCCAAAGATTTTTAGTCATTATATTAGCTTGCGCTTTCTTCTATATCTTCCCAAAACTGGGCTACATCTTCTTGATCATGTGGATTATAACCACACTCAATCATGAAATCATGTAGCGCATTATATTCTTCTTTGTTTGTTTTAATTCTTTCTCGATAAGCTTGAAAATCTATTACGTTTTGATTTTGTTTTTTCCATGATTCATCAGCACCAATACCACGAATTTTTTCCAAGTCTTTAGTCAAAACATCAATCCTTTTTTGTGAGCGGTCTAACTGTCGTTTCAATGTGTTTACTTGTTTGGTAAGTAATTGTTTTTCCTTATCAATTTCTACCATATCATCTGCTCCTTTAATGGGTCTGGTAAATCTTCCGCCTACATAATTGTTATAGTAGGCATACTTATCTGTTCCGTCAAGTATTTTTGTCAACACACCAAGCTTCATTTGATAGTGAAGCTCATAATATTTCATGGTTCTTTTGTTTTCGTACTGATCTATTATCTCAAACTGAAAATTTTTCTTTCCTATTTTTTTAATATCTTCAAGCAAAGCTTTTGAAGATCCCATATATTCTTTCCAATTAGATGCTACATTTTTTTTATTTCTTTTTATAAAGTATTGCTTGCATCCTATATAAGCTTGTTTTGTTTTTTTGTTAGTAATTTTGTAGACAAAACCAAAATATTTATCAGGATCTGGTTTTACTTTTTTAGTATACTTCCAATGCATTATTCTTTTATTTCTTCAACTTCTGGGAGCCTTGCTACTTTTGTAAGGTATCTTTTATTTTTTGAGTAATTAAATACACGAAGCCCTTGACCATCGTTGGCATCTGCCCAACACTCTCTTTTATAGTCGCAATAAACACAACCAATAGGAAGCTTATAGTTGCCAGACTTACCATCAGGTATATCGGAATAGCACCTGTCAGGTATACTATTGTCTGAAACCATCTTTTTAAGATATGCAACACGTTCTTTAGCATTAATCATTTCCAATGAATGTATTGGGGTTAAACATATTTCACCAGTAGATTTATCAATAGCTAAGAAAGCAGCTTCGTCAACATCATTGGCTTGGGCATATGCAGATATCTGAGATATATATCCAAAAGGATCGTCTTCATAAAGTCTATTATGTTTAAACTTTTCAAAGCTTTTTCCTGAAGCACTTTTGCAATCAACAAGAACACCATCTATTACAGCATCTTGATGACCTTTAACACCTTCTATGTTTAATTCTTTTTGAGTTTCTTCTACACTGTGATTAGCAATACGAGTTAAAAGAAGAAGAAGCTCTTCAAGAATGTGACCATATAAAAATTTAATTTTTGTGGAAGCCGGTAAAGGATTTTGTTTTTGTTTTAAATTAGACCTATACCAAAGTTGGCGATTAGGTTTACCTATCGCAGACAATCTTAATTTATTATCTTCTTTTCTATCTTCACAAAGAGATAGTGTAATCTGACTACAAACTTCTAAAGCAAATTTATTCAGATGTTCTGGCAGTTTTTCAAGTTGTTTTTTTGTTAGACTGCCGTCATCAAAAAGATTATAAATATCTTTTACTAAAGTATTAATATTTTTTTTAGGCATAGGAAATTAGGGGGAGCCACAGAACGTGACTCCCCTTTCAGGTTATGATGCAAAAGGAATATCATCGTCAGATGTATAGCCTGATTCCACAACATCGAAATCTTCAACTTCACCATCAGATGAATATGGCACAAGTTCAGTCACTTGTACTTTTTGTAGATCAGCAGACCTACCTTCTTTGTTCTTCCATGTCCAATCGTATGGACGGTAAAGAACATTAACTTTAGATCCGTTACCAATCAATGTATTAAACATTGGCTGGCGTTGAGAATCTACAAGTTCAGGTGCTTGGTTAGCACCATTCTTTCCTTCTACTTTACGCTTAATGGTTACGAAATCACCACGTTCATCACCTTTGTTTTTCACTGATAGTCCATCAGCTTTAACTTTAGCAATGCCTTCAGCATCCAGAGATACATCAATAGTCCAGCAAGGTTCAAACGTAGTGTTGGGCTGTGAAATTGAAGCCCAATAAGCAGTACCTGATATTACAGTCATTGTATTCCTTTCCAGTTGTAATGACTATTAAGTTCTAACATGTCTTATATAGGGATGTCAACAAAAAAATCAATGGATACGTTCAACACTTATATCCATATCATAATCATAGATATCCGGTACAGAAGACTGTAGATCGTACAAAACTTTAAGAGCGTCTTGTTCACTCTTAAAGATTTCAATCTTGGTCCCGGCATCGTTTGTCATTGGTGTAATGCTTTCAAAGATACCGGAACCAAAATCATCAGTGCTATACTCTACTAAAATATATGACATCGCACCTCCACTATGCTGCTTCAAGTTCCTTCCATTGAAGTGAATTAATCATGTCAGATACTCTGTCTTCTCGCAACTTAACAGTGTTACGATTTTCTTTGATATCTTTGGTATCTTTACCGTAATAAAAATCACCACCAGATTTACCTGACATTAAACTAGGATGAGAAGACCAATAAGTAGCAGCATTGTACACATTATAAAGTGTACCTCCTGTGTTGGTAGCGTATTTATCGTAAGCACCACGACCAGTGATATGTCTGCTTTCTTCATCAAAGATCTTCATAAGGTTAGACAGCATGATTTTATTGCCAACATTCTTACGTTCAACATTATCATAACGCTTGGCAACTGTTTCTTTAAACAAACTAATAACATCATCACGTTTAACTGGCGTATTATACCACAACTTCATTTGTTCAATACCATCACCACTAATATACTTAGTAGCATTACTAATCTTTGCAGCAAATCCTACGATATCAAAATTCTTACTGTGTCTACCATATACATGAGCTAGCTTATTACCAGATACCAGAGTGTTCCAACACTTAGAACGCCATACACCCATCATACCATTGTTAGCCCATGTACGATTATGAGAAGTACGAAATACAAATTCAGGTATAACAAGTTCATCTTGATTTCTACCAAAGCTTCCAAGATGTCCAGCACCTTGATCAAGAAAAGTTTTCTGACCATGAAACCTAGCTTTAAGCTCTAGCTGTTGCCCATCATCTAATACATCTACAGTAAATTCCGTTTCAGAAAGATCTAGTTTTGTATTCTCATCTTCAGATGCAATAGTCAAAGCATCTTCAATATGATCTACAATATCTATATATTGAACTGGTGTGTAGTCTTTAGATACTATAGCAAGAGGCTTACCTGTATCAGTGCGTTTAAGAACTTTACCAAGTTCTTTAGGTACATCAGGAATATTAAAAGTTTCTACATTAAAGTCAAGATTAGTTCTATCAAACATTTGCATTGTCTTTACCTTTAAGTTATGAGTGAGGATCGTCCCTCAAAAGAGGGGACGAGCCGAATGAACATTGATAACATCAATGCATTTTAGTAATGTTATCTAAGTTAAGTTCTTTTTGACTACTAACTTCATAATCAGAATACCAATTCTCTCGCACCCATTTTTTACCAAAACATTCAGCTAGTTTATCAGCTAACTCATCCAGCTTTCCTAGGTCGCCGCACGTCAGGGTATAGCATTCAGACATATAACGTACACACTTTGTTATATGATTGACTGTATCTAGGATAAGCTCTTCTTCTTTTTGGTTCATACGTGCCATGATATTTCATAACTCCTTTTGATATTGTTAAGATACTTTTGTAATTTTAATAGCATCAGGATAATCTTCTTTCACCTCATATTCTGTTTCATACATTGTAACTGTTTCATTTAGATAGCCAGTGCCATCACATTCATGGCAATGCCTACCTACAGATGTTACCATATTGTTATATATAATACCATCTTCACACTCATTACAATAACTTTTTACAAGCCATGTTGTATCTTTAAGTGTCATCTACCCTGACCTCTGTATTTTTTCCAAGATAGTTTTTTACTTTTATTATTAGGTTTAGATCTAACACTATATCCTATTGATGTTCTTTTTTTAACACGATGTAAATTAGGATCGTAAACATTTGCAGATTTTTTAGCCATGATTATCCAACCAATCATCATAATCATTTTGAAACGATTTAAATTCTTTTTCAATGTACTGATTAACATCAGCTACATTTAATGAAGCACCGCTCTGTTCAATTTTATATCGTACCATTGGTACAATCCAAGGATCTGAACCATTAAAAGCATAGTCAAGAATCTCTTGTTTAGTTTTAAACTTAGGTATAGCCATAACAATCTCCATTGAAGATGAGGGAAAGCCCCTCAGAGAAAGGGGCTTTTCCGAATTAATATGTATGAACTTGATAACTATCTATGTCTCCATATTGTTTATAACTTTCTTTACATGATTTACAAATATAAATATTCTTTTCCATAATAAATGTTTCTCCACAAGAGAGACACTTACGTTTTCTATATTTACTATTTTCTTTTTGTAATTCTAATTCTAATTTCTTTTGTTTGATGTCTTCTGCTAACTGCTCAAAAGATACTTTTTTTATTCTTTTCTTTTGTTTTATGCCTTGTTTAAATGTTCCACCGTTACGAGTAATCGTACCGATAATAACATTCTTTGTTAAATCTCTGGAAGAACCGTGTGAATATAATCTTTTAGCTGTTGGACTGTTTGCTATCTGTTGTGCTGTCTTTCCATCAAACCAACAATTTAATACAAAGTCTTTAAATTTTTGTGTGTTCATTCTATGATCTCCACTTCTGATTCAGTGTTTATCCAGACTTCTGCACCACAAGAGAGTGGTTTATCAGGACTATATTTTACTGTACATGGTCCTTTTATATGCACTTTTTTTGCATATGTATTACTCTTATAAGTTTTTACAGTTAATACAGGATCTCTTTTTCCTGATTTACGATTAGC